TCACGGGCTCCCGGCGGGTGCAGGCGGTCGAACCGGTGTCGTTGGCACCGCGCTCGCCGATGATGATGCCGATGGGAATGGGTCGACGATGCCGCCCGCGTCGGGCGTGTCGAACCCCGGCTGCGCGGACATCGCCAAATGCGTGCGTGCGAGGCAATCGCGCGGGGTCGGGCTGTCGAGGCACACGGCCTCAACCACGTCGATGACCGTGCGCGCGATGGTTCGCTGCTTCGGGGTGCATGCTCCGACGATGATGAGACCGACACCACACAACGCCGCGACGAACATCGCCACGGCAATACACCGATTCAAGTAGGCTTCCACGTTCATGTTGTCACCCGTGCATGACCGGCACGTTGAACCCCGACCCGTTGCGCTTGTCCCACGGGTTCGGGTAGATGCCGAGAAGGTTCGCGAGGGAGGCCTGCCACCGTTCGTACTGCCGGTCGAGCGCCTCCTGTTCATCCTGCCGAATCTCGATCTCGCCGACCTTGGTGACGGCGAGCAATTCGAGGTCGTCGATCTTCTGCTGCTCAATCGTGTCGAGGATCTGGACGTGCCGTCGTACCTGCACGAGCGCCGATTCGAGCACGCGGTTCATCGCGCCCTCAACCAGGAACTGCGTTTCGACGGCCGCGGGCGTGCCCAACACGAACGTCATCGCCTCGGCCACGTTGAGGAACCCGAGGTGGTGGCGAATCTTGACCTTCTCGTCTTCGGTGAGCGGCACGACGGCACCTCCTTCCCGGCATCAACCGAACATCGACACCGGTTCGTCGGCGGGGTCGAACTCCTGCAACATGATGCCCTGCTGTTGCAGCCGCCGAATGTTGTAGTTGAGGCTGTTGATCTCCTTGCCCTCCTTGAGCCGTGCGCGGAACCCGCCATCGAGCACGATGCCGCCCTTGATGACGCGATACCACTTCGGCTTCGGGGCTTCGGCTTCGGCGTCGGGGTCGGCGATGACCGCCGACCCGACCGTGCCCGCGGTCATCGCCGACGGATCGTCGAGCCGCACGTCGGGGATTGGGCCGTTGCCAAGCACTTGCACGTTCTCGCTCTTGTCGTCCTGTCCGGTTGCCTTGCGCATTGAATGCACCTCCTGCCTCATATCACCCCATCCGAACCGGTGGGGCAAGTCGCCCGACCCGCCGTCGCCAGACGACCGGGCCGGTGCCTCGTACAATAAGGCCGAATCCGCGCGGGTACACCCCGCCCGCGTCGACATCGTGCCACCGTTGCCCGAACTCCTCGAACGTGAGGAACGCACGACGCCCTGCAACCGCCGGGTCCTCGAATAGCACCGCCTCGTCGTCGACCGCGACCGGCACGACGTAGTGGCCCGAGTTCCACTCGGCTGCGTACCCACCGAGCGGTGGTAGCTCGGAATCCCACGCCTGCAACGCGATGACGACGAGCGCCCCGTCGGCGAGCAACCGCTTGATGGTGGCGGGGTCGAGCGTCGACGACGGTTCGACCGTGAGCCCGTGCGCGCGAAGCACCCGCGCCATCGCGTCGAACATCGTGCCGTCCTCGGGTGTCGTGCCCGCCTCGGCCGCGAGCGTCACCTCGGGCACCGCCCGGCCGAAGTACCGCAACACCGCCGCAAGCACCGACGGGCCACAAGTGTAGTCCGTCTGCTGTCGAACGTCGGGCACCGCGGCATCACCAACCACCCGGTCGGCCCATGCCCTCAGTTCGGTCATGGCACTCCACCGACGAGCGCCTGGAACAGCAGTGCCGATGACGCCCCCTCTTCCACGTCACCACCGCGCAGCCGCAACGCCACCACGGCATCGACCGCCTGCTGTAGCGGCAACGGTGCCACGTCGTAGGACGTGACCTTGTTTGCTGCGCTGAGCTGTAGCCACAGGTCGTCGATGAACGCCTGCGGATAGTCGGCCGCGTTCACAACGTCGCCGGGTCGCCATACCTGGGCGATGCCGTCGTGCACGAACGCAACCGGCACCAACACGAGAATCTTGGTCGGGGTCATGCCCCGATGTTACCACGACAACGGGGCGGGCGGTGTCGCCCGACGGATGATCGATCATCCGTCGGGCACCGGTGGGGTTAGTCGAGCGCGTGCTCAATGATGATGCTGCGCTTGTACCGCTCGGGGCCGCCCGACGACACGTCGCTGGGCACCGGGAACGAGGTGGTGATGCTCCACGACGCGGCAACCACGTCCTGAAGGCGATTGAGGGGCGCACGCAGAATGAGGCGCACACGTTCGGTCTGCACTTCGATGCCCGCGTTGACGACCGTGAACTCGCCGACCTTGCCGGTCACACCGGCCTCGGTCACGTACTGCTTCTCGTCGAGGTACTTCTCGACGAGCGCACCACGGCCCGTCACGATGATGCGACCGATGTTGATGCCCGAATCGTTCGTCGTCTCGGCACCGATGTCCTGCGAGTAGAAGGCGTTGGTGCCCGTCGCGATGCGGTCGCCAGCATTCGCGTGGTCCGGTGACTCGTTGTTGAGGAAGAACGCGATGCCCGCGATCGTGCCGATGAAGGCCTCCTGGTAGTACGTGTGGTCGGGCAACGCGGTGTTGAGGCGCTGGAACGCCGGGTCGGTGAACACCTGGGAGTTGCCGTCGGTCGAGATATGGGCGTGATAGTACCCATCCTCGTGTGGCTGCACGTTCGCCTTGCGCAGCCGGTTGACCGCGTTGATGGCGTCCTGAAGGGTGAACGTGTCGGCCGCACCGATCGCGTCGACCGACAGACCGCCACCCGACCGGATGACGCGGGGTGCCTGCGATGACACGACGGGCGTGCGCGCACCGATGCCGACACCGAGCGCGGCGTCGAGCAGCAGCGTGCCGGGGCCATACGGGTCGTCGGGGTCGTCGGGCGTGTACCCGATGACGTTGCGCGTGCCCGCGACACCGACGATGCCGATGGCGAGCGGGGTCGCCGGGCTCACCGGGTTCGGCCGCACCTGTGCACCGGGCACGACGACATCGGTGAAGCCGTTGAGGGCAGCCACGCGGATCGTCGTCGCACCGGCGAGCGCCGGGGCAATCGTGAGCGTCTGCCCGCTCAGGTACGCCCTGAACAGCTCGTTGCGCGGAATGCGGTTGAGCGACTGCCCGGCCTGCAAGCCGAGCTGGTGAATGTTCCGCAGGAACAGGTCGGCGTTCGCCACGACCGACGTGGGGATGTGGGTGTCGATCGTGCCCGCGTACCGGGCGAGCCGCGCGACCCACTGCTCGTAGCTGACCGTTTGCGGAACGGGGTCGGTGCCCGGTGCGATCGGCTTGACGATCGGCTTCAGCAGGCCGGGCCGCGACATAAAAATCTCGGTGCCCGTGTTGGCACCCCATTCCTCGGCGACTGCCTCGGAACGGTACATGAGGGCGGGGAACAGACCATCGTGGAAGGCGCGCTCCAACAGTCCCTGCTGCACGAGTTGCAGCACCGCGGGGGGAACGCCGAGAACAAGTCCACCTGACATCGCGCTTCTCCTTGTGAATGGGTCGAACGATTCGGGCTTCGCGTCGGGGCGTTCCACCTGTTGACCGCCGGTGTGCCGCGTGGGTGCCTGCGCTACGCCAACAACGGAAGGGTGCCACCGTCAACCGGTGCGAGTCAAGCGCACGGATGATCGATCATCCGTGCGCCCGATAGACGACGGCCCCGAACACGTCGCCGCGTCGGGGCCGTCGTCTATCGGGCGAATTGAATACCTACCGCCAGCCGCGCATGCCGCGTCGCTTCAGTTCGGCCGTGACTTCGGCTCGCGTCATCGAGTTCGGTTGACCGGGCTTGAACGTCTTGCCCTGCGGGTTCGTCGATGGGTCGGTCGACGGCGGTGCGGGGGGCGGTGCGGGCTTCGCCTTCGCCGCCGGGGTCGTCGTCGTGATGGGCTTGCGCACCGGGGCAGGGGGCGGTGCCGCGGGTATTGCCGGGGCGAGCCACGGGTTGTCCTTCACGAACTTGGCGAACCACCGGTCGATGTCGCGTTCGTTCATGCGGGCGACCTGCTGCTTCGGCAGCCCCTCGACGTACTCGGCGAACGCACGGCGGGCCGTGTCGAGCTTCAGCCTCGTCGCCCCGTCGACGTGCCGCCGGGCGATGTCGATGATGAGGTTGTCTTGCCGTTCGTACACCCGCGCGATCGCCTCCTCGTGCAGCTTCGCTTCGAGTTCCTCGCGGGTCTTGCGTTCCTTTTCGAGGTCGGCCTGAAGCTGCTGCTCACGGGTCATCTTCTCGCGGTCGGCCTTCTCGCGTTCGGTGCGCAGCCGCGCGAGCTCGGCGAGGTCGGCCTTGATCTTCGTCGGGTCGTCAACCCCGAGTTCGCGCAACACGTCCTCGCGCGCCTTGCGCCGGGCACGTTCGAGCCGTGCCGCGAGCGATCCGTCGGTCGGGGCCGCCGCACGGGAACCGTTGCCGCCGTTCGTCGGTGTCGCAGGCGGGGTTGCCGCCGCGGGTGGTGTCGCGGATGGTGCGGCGGGCGGTGCACCGGCAGGCGGTTCGGCCGCCAGGGCGATGCGTTCGCCCGTCGCGCTCCCTACGAAGTTGTTGGGCAGTGCGGCTGGGGGCGTCCCACCGGCCGCGGGCTGCGTCGTCGTGTCGGTCATGTGCTTCTATCCTCCCGTTTGCACGTCGTCGGTCAGATGGTGTCGTCGGTCGTTTCGAGCACCGTGTCGAGGTCGAGCAGCGCACCGACGAGCAACGTCACCTTGCACCGGGTCACGGCGTCGGCCGCCGCGAAGTTCACGAGGCCCTTCGCCACGTCGAGTGCAGCCTGACCCGCCGCGGGCACACCCGCCGGGGCGAGGATGACCTTCTCGCCGGTCGCACCGCCGACCGTTGCCTCGGCCGCGACGAGGTACACGACCCCGCGGGCGAGGTACTGCGCCGGGATGACGAACTGGTCGGCCACGACCTCTTGCCCGTCGAGCACGACGACATCGCCGCGCGACGGGATGAACTCCACGTCCACTTCCTCGTAGGCGCTCGCCGCGAGCACCACGATGTCGCCGTTGGGGGCGATGGCGATCTGTGCATCGGCCGGGGTCGCGTTCGGGGCCTGGATCGCCAGTTCACCGAGCGTGCCCGCCGCGGCGGTTGCCCGCGCGTAGGCGCGCGTGATGAGCGCTGCCTTGCAGTCGTCGGGGAGCGCGAACGCCTGAAGCGTCGCCAACACCCGTGCCGACGCCGCCGGTGTCTTCATGCGCAGCACTTGCGGCACCTGCCCGCGGAGGATTGCCCCGAGCCCGACCTTCCGCATGAGGTCGGCGAGCGTGTTCGGGTTTACCCGATTGAACGCATCCTTGATGACCATTGCTGAACACCTCTCCCGGCCCGTTACGATTGGCCGCTTGCGAAGTACTCGATGAGAGCCGATCCAGATACCTCGGCGAGCTTCAGAAACTTGGTGTCGTCGAACTCGACGATGTGGAGCCCGTTGATAGGCAACACGGCAACGACGTTGCCGCCCACCCCATCGTCGGTCGTGAGCCGCAGCAGCACCGGCCCGTTCGACTTGAAGTAGAACGTGTTGCCCTTCGTGACGACACCGCCCGTGCCAATCGCTGGCAGAGCGGCATACACCCCGACGGCGGTTGCAATCTGCTGTTGAAGGACCCCGGTCGCCGCGTTGAACCCCTTGGGGTCAGTGCGCAACCGCAGCGGCGCCGAGAACACCGACGCCGGGAACGTCTCGCTGCCCGCGGGCGGGCCGCCGATGAGCGCCCCCTGCATGTTGATCTGCCCCATGGTTCACCTCGCGCCGTTCCGGTTCAACCGCCGAGCTTGAAAGGCTTGTGGGCGTTCTGCCCGAGCGGCCGCGTGCCGATGTCCTCGGCGTCGGGCGGGTCGATCTGCGGGATGAGCCCCGCGGGTGCCGCGTCGGCCATCGACGGCTGCTCGCCGGTCGTCGCGGGCTGCGCCTGCGCGGTGCGAAGGTCGCGCGGCTTCGGGGCACTCGCACCGCTCCCGCGCGGGTTCGTCAAGAAGTTGGTCGGTGCCGCCTTGCCCATGCCTGCGCCTCCTTTGCCGTCACCAAACGGGTTCGTCTTTCCGTCGCCGGGCTTCGTCGCCATGTTGCTACCTCACCGTGGCAGGCTACGTCGTCGCGGTCGCCTGCGTCAACGTGTCATCGTTCACCCTACCCGCATCGGCTTCTTGTTGCCGTCGTTGACCGGGCCTGCGGGCGGCCATGGGTTCTGCTCCTGATACCCGCCCGATGCCTCCTTCGTCGTCTTCGCGACCGGATGATCGGGCACACGTTCGTCGGCCACTACGGTGTCGACCGAACGCCCCGACCGCCGAGCCTCGTCGACGATCTGCGGTGGCGCGGGAGGGGTTAGCTGCGTGAATCGCCCCGCGGCATCACGAGGGGGCGTTGCGGGTGTCGATTCGATGCGGAACGGCTTTCCCATGCCGTGAGGCTACCACCCGCGAACGGGTGCAACAAGGGAGGCCTCAGTACACGGTGTCGGGCGGGTCGTTGTCGGCGGTCTTCGCCTGCTCGGCTGCCTCGTCGAGCAACGCCTGCACGGTCGGCGGAATGTCGGCCGGGGTCGGCTTGTAGTCGGTGTCGATCTCGATGTCGTCGTCGCGTGCGACGTTCCACCAATCGAGTTCCTGACGCAGCCACAAGTTGATCATCCACACCGACCGAACGTCGAGCGGCATCGACCCCGCGGGGGGCGGTACAACGTGCACCGGCGGTGGCATCCCGTCGTCGGCGTTGCGCACCCCAACACGTAGGTGCTCCGCGAACGCCGACGTGCCGTCGACGAATCCGTTGTCGCTGACCGTCGTGCCGTCGCTGAAGTCCCATCGCGCCATCACGTCACCTCGCCCTTATCATTCCGCGGTCGGTTCCGGTTCGGGTGTCGGCTTCGTCTTCGACTTGCGCGGTGCACGCGGCTTCTTCGGGGTCGGTGCCTTCGGTGGTGCGGGGGGCGGGTCGGGTACCTTTCCGCCCGCGAGCTGACCGAGGATGAAGTGGTAGTGATCGGGGTCGCCCCGCGCGAACCACACGAGGTCGTTGACGATGTACTCCAACCCCATGCTGGTGACCTCGGTTGCGTCGCTGTACTCCTTGCCGACGTACTTGCTCAGGAACTTGTCACGCCGCGACTTCTCGTTGCGACGATACCCCGCCCCGAGCCACGTTGCCTTTTCGCCCTTCGTGCGGTTCGCGAGCCATGCCCGCGCGGAATCGCGCAACGTGTCGTTGCCCGCTTCGAGCGCGTGCCCGAGTTCGTGTTCGAGCACGCCCATCCGGTTCGACGCTTCGATCGCGTTGAAGTAGGTGCGATAGCACCCGCGCGACCCGGTGAACGTCAACGCGGGCATCGCCCCGGATGGCGACACCGCAACCGTCTCGTCCACCATCGCGTGAATGAACTCCTCGGCCCGGCTGATGGCCCGCGCACGTTCCTCGGGTGTCGCCGCATCCCGTGTCGTGCGCCCGACCTTGACCTTCGACACCTTCGCCGTGCCGAACCGTTCCGGTGTCGAACGCCGCGTGATGCGTTCGAGGTGCGAACCGAGTGCCGCAACCGCCCGCAGTTCATCAACGTCGGCAATGACACCCGACTCCGGCCGTTCGATCATCTCAATCAAGTCGCGGATCGACTTCGCCCCGTGCTTGCGCAACAAGTGCGTGACTCGCTGGATCGACCGTGCCGCACCCGATGACGCACCCGACATCGTGACCGACCTTGCGAAGTTCTCGACGTGCTGCGTGAGAACGTGGGCGTGCATGTCAATGCCGCGTTCGAGCATCGCTCGCCCATAGGCGACGTTCATGCCCGCCGACGTGTACCCGTGCACTGCCGACACGTCAGCAATGTGGTGTTCCGGGGTGTGCTCCGGTCGCGAGGGATGAGCGAGCGCCGGGTCGGCCTTGCCTGCTGGCTTCGGTGCCGGGGCCGGTGGCGGCGTCGGTGCCGTCGGCGGGGTTGTCGGGGTCGTCGTCTTCGGCGGTGGCGTCGGCGGTGTTGGTGGCGTTGGCGTCGGCGGGGTCGGCGGGGTCGGCGGGGTCGGCGGGGTCGGCGGGGTCGGCGGGGTCGGCGGGGTCTTCCCCTTGTCGAGGTCGACGACCCGCGCAACCGTCCGACGCAACCCGCGCAGCTTGTCGGCCGCAAGTCGGTGGTCGCCGTCGTACACGAACAGCATGCCTTGATGCCGCACGATGACCGGCAAGTCTTCGAGCGCACCCGTCGCCGACCGTTGACCCGCCCGCACCAAGTGCGGGTCACGGATGAACGGCCGCACCGAATCGGCCTCGATGGTCGTGCGGTCGGAGAACAGCCGGTCGAGCGTCACCTGTTGGATCGGTGCGTCCTCGATGCCCGCGTGAATCTGCCGCACGATGTCGGGTCGCGCGAGGTGTGCCGAATCCTCATCCATCGGCGTGCCGAACGGCGAGTCGATCATGCCCCGTTGGGTCATCGCTGCGAGCCGTGCCTCGGCCTCCTCGGGCGACACCGGCGATTCGGTCGGCGGGGTGCCCGGCGGTGCACCGACCGGCGGTTGCGGCTTGCCGAACTGGTCGGGTGGAATCGTCGACAGCTTCGGTCGTGCGGGCGGGCCGCCCTTGCGCTTCTCGTACCGCCACCGGGCCGCAACCTCAGCGTCGGTCTTCGGCTTCAGTTCGTCGGGCACCGGCCACGACAACCGATGCGGCACGACGACCTCGCGATCGTTCGGTCGTGCGGGCGGGTGCATGAACGAACCCGTCCACGTGTCGAACGGTTCGGTGAGCCGCCGGATCTGCCCGTGCACCGCGTAGGAGTCGGCCGCGGTGCGGTCATCGAATGTCGCGCATAGGATCTTCACCCCGTCGCCGAGCTGTTCGTTGGCCTCGTTCATCGTCTGCCAGTTCGCCCGGTTGTTGGCGTAGGCCGTTTCGGTGCGCAGGATTCGTTCGGCCCACACCGTCGCAACACCGGGTTCCTTGCCGGTGAGGAACGGCGACTGCTGGATGATGGCATCGCGCGTTTCCGCCCACGGTCGGCGGGCGAGGTAGTGCGTGCGCAACTGCTCCTCGAACTTGGCGAGCACCCCATCATCGTACCGTTGCAGGATGCCGGGCTTGCCCCGGTGCGGTGCGGTCACTTCCGCACCCGGTTCACCGCTCCCACGCAACCGGTACAACTGCGAGGACTGGTAGCCCGACACCGCCCGGTCGAGCACCGCGGCCTCGTCGAGCCGCAACGCCGATGCCGCCGCCATCCCGTGGTACTTGCGTTCGGACTTCGTGAGAAAGTCGACGGTCGTCTTCGCCGTCGTCTCGGCGACCACCTTGCCGGTGTCGACGACCGTCCCAGCAATCGCCGCGTTGACGCCCTTGAGGGTGTCGCGAAGCTGCCTGAGCGCGGCCTGCGCCTGCACGGCCTCGAACGTGTCGTTGCGGCCGAGCTTGACCGCCGCGTCGATGCGGGCGACCAGCTCCTTCTCGGCCGCCTGCAACGTCGCCTTCACCCGGCGGGTGTACGCCGCGTCGGCGTACTTCTTCGCCATCGTCCGGTTGCGGTCGATGTACTGCCGCACAAGGTCGGCCGCGGGGTCGGTCACGTCGTCGCCTCACCGGTCATGCCGGGCATGATACCGCGCGACGGATGATCGATCATCCGTGCGGGTCAACCGGTGGGTAGTGGCGGGGTCGCTGGCGGGGTTCCACCCGGCGGTTCGGGTGTCGGGGCGAGTGCCGCGGGTGCGGCCGTTCCTGGTGCCGCTGGTGCGCCGGGCGGTGCCGCCGGTTCGGGGGGCGGTGGGGGTGGTGGCGGCGGTGGCGGGGATTCGGCCTCGCCGATCGCCTCGCCGAGCTTCGCGCCCTTCGCCTCGCGCTTCGCCTGGAACTCGGCGATGGTCAGGTCGCCGTCGGGGTCGAGCGTACCATCGGGCTTGAGCAGCGGCCCGTACCCGACCGACGCACGGCCCTCATTGACCGAGACGATCGAAGCGAGGTCGGATGCGGTCAACGCGACCTTCTGCGTCTGCTCGGCCTCGACCGGGTTCAACTCCTCCTCGGGGGGCGGTGTCACCTCACCGCCGGTGCTGGGGAACATCTCGGCCTCGGCCGCCTTCGCCGCCTGGGCCTCGCTCACGATCTCGCCGAACACCGCGTCGGAGTCGAGGCTGTACGCCCGCGCGATGATGTCGACCGCCGCGCGTTGCGACAGCACCGGCTTACCGCCGACCGCGACCGACATGGTTTGCGTGGTGACTTGCATGTCGTTGGTCGTCGGCTTGAAGAACTCGGGCCACGCGACCTTGATGTTGCGCCCCGACCCCGGTTCGCGCTCGACCTCGCGCACCCGAATCTCGCCGGTCGGCAGTCCCGTCAACGGGTCGACGACCGGTTCGCGTTCGATGCGCGGCGGGAGCGTCAAGGTGTAGTGCACCGGTCGCGCGACCTCGCGCAACGTGCCCGTGTCATCGACCGGCTCGAAGTCGACCTCCTGCTCGCCCGCAGCGGTGCCGTATCGGCTGCGCGCACTATCGACCATCTGCGTGAGCAATCGTTCGATGGCACGCCCGTACTGCGTCCGCATGATCGATGCTTTCGACAGCATCGGGGCGTACACGATGCGGAGCGCGACCGATGACGTTCCGGCCGCCGTGATGGTGTTCGGGTCGGGTAGCACGCACTGCGCCGTTTCGAGCGCGGCGTTGCGTTGCGCCTCGAACAGGTTGATGCCGACCGACATCGACGCACCCGACAACTCCATGTAGGAAGCATCGCCGTCCTTGCCGACCGCGAGCGCGTTGTCGGAGCCCTTGCGCACCCCGAACCGCGACACGAGCTGCGGGTCCATCTTGAGCTTCAACGTCGGGTCGAGGTTGAGGCACGCCCCGCGCATGATGACCGAGTTGAGCACGTCAATCGAGTTGCACGACTCGTAGAGATCGGAGTAGTCGCACGACCCGTCGACGTTCGTCGCGTCGTCCTCGGGCAGATTCTGCACCCACACGAAGTGGCAGAACCCGTCGTTGTGAATGAACGAGCGGGCGGTGTCGATGCGCCAATCGGGTTCGCTGTCACCCGCCTCGACCTCCTCGAACTGTACGTCGGCGATCAAAGTCCAATCACGTCGGAACCAAAACCACTTGCGCACGACCTGCTTCTTCTCGCGGTCGAACACATCACGCGGGAACTGATACACCTCCGAGACGTGCGACGGAATGCACTCGTCGCGGTCGAACCATTCGTGCACAAACAGGTGTTTACCGTTGTGCGTGGTTACACGCGGCACGCCATCGACGAACCGCCACGACAACCCGACCGTGCCGACCGACCCGCCGATGTTGCGTGCGCGGATCATGACCGTTGGCAGGTTCGCCTCGACAGCGAGCGCCTGCGCGAAGTCCTGCGTCGCGGGGTCGTTGTCCTGAATCGTGGGCCACCGGTCGTGCCCGAACAGCAACCCGGTGAAGGCGTTGACGATCATGCGCGCGAGCCGGTAGGGCGCGTTGGGCCGCCGCATCTCAAGCGGCACGTAGTGTGGCGATTGATGCATCGCGAGCATCGGCTGCGATGTCGGCGGGCCAGGGCGGATCATGCGCCCCGAAAAGTCGAACATCTTGCCGTCGTGTTGCGTGCACCGGTAGAACCGCTCGCGAAACTCCAACTCGCGGTATCGTTCCGACGACACGAACGACTTGGCGCTGAACTCGCCGAACGTCGTCGCGTTGATGCCGAACGAGGACGGCACGAGCGTCGACTTGCCGGGGCCGGTCACCGCGCCGGCCGATTGAATCGGGCCTTGCGTCGGAAGTGCGAACACGTTGCCCATTAGAACGCCCTCGCTTTCATCATGCGCGCCTCGACGCTACCCGCGGGCGGTTGCCGCGCGGGTGCGGGCGGTGTCGGTCGAGGCCGCGGTTCGAGCATCGCCGCGGCCTCCGGTGTGATCGGGTCCTGCACTGGCATCGCGTCGACACCATCGCCGTGTTCGGGCATGCGTGGTTCGGTGTCGTGCATGCCGATGATACGCTCGCCGAGGTCGGTGAGTTTCTCAGCGAGCACAAGCACCGTCGCCCCTACGATACCCCGCACCGATGCCATCATGCGCCACCCCCACCACCGACACGAATTCCGCCAAACATCTTCGGTGCATCGTCAAGAAAGTAGCGGGCCGATAATCGCCGAATCGTCATCGCGCACCTCCGATGAGCGCGGCACCGAACACCGGCGGTCGTCGTGGTGGCGGGTTCGCAGGCGTGTACGGAGTCGCCCCGTCATCGGGCGTGAGCGAGGCCGAGTCCCAGGCGAACAGGCCGCCGGTCGCAACCGCGAGCGCGGTCATGCCGTCGATGAACAGCGACGATGGGGCGACCGGTCGCAAGTCGGTCGGCACGCCGATGCCAACGACGTTCGGGCGCAACGCACCTGTGGTGAGATAGCCGGGCATGCGGGAAGCCTACCACCGCACCCGGCGGTCGGTCACTACGCCGGTGCACCCGACGCATCGACCCAACCGGCACCGGTCCACCACACGGGCTTGCCGATGGTCGTGTCGAAGAACATCGACCCCGTGACCGGTGCCGCCGGGCGGCTCAGTGTCGCACCGGATGGGGCCACGAACTCGGCGAACCACGCCCGGCCCGTCAGCCGTGCGATCGTGCACGTCTTCGCCCCGGCGTTGTCCTTGAAGTAGAACTCGGTGAGGTCGACCCGCCAACCGTACCCGACATCGACCCCGCCCGTGATGAGCCGCACCGCGAACCGGTCGCACTTGACGCGGGCGAACGCACCGTTGGCCCCGTCCTGCAATCCGCTCACCGGGTCCTTGCCATAGACCACGATGCCGTCGCCCTCGACGTTCGTCGCGTCTCCGTCGCCCTGCCACGCGCCTTGACGCCACACCGCGTTCGCCGCCGGTAGCACGCCCTGTCGGATGTCGCGAAGCTGCGGCCGCCCGTAGGGGTCGAGCCCGCCAGCGAACAGCGCCGGATCACTGCCGAGCGCCCCGGCACCGTCGAAGTAGGCGACCGTGTTCGGGGTGCCTGCCGGGGGAGCACCTCCGCCGATCGCCACCCATGCCGCGCCGTTCCACACCACGTGCGCGCCGATCGTGGTGTCATAGTACAGACACCCCACGGGAACCGGGCCGAACAACGTCGCCGGGCGGAACGCCGTCGGTCCACCTCCGCCGTTGTAGCCCCACGCAATGTTCGCCACCGCCCCGGCAAACCCCGGCATCGCCGGAAGCTCGAACGTGCCATCGGTTTGCATGGCGAACACGGCGGTAGGGTCCACCCCATCGTTCACAAGCCACCCGTCGATCCACGTCGAACCGGCGATGCACGCACCGATGATCACGCTTCCGATCCCCGCGCGCACGAGGGGCCCTTGCGGGGGTCCGCCCATGGCGCCGAACGATCCCCCGTTAATGCCCGCCACCACGAACTGGGTCGCATCGGGCACAACGATCGCGGGAGCCGTTCCGAAGTTGGCAACGAACGCATCCTTTTCGATCGCGAACGACGCCGGGGATCCGCCGCCGGGTTGCGTGAACGTCAACGCCGGGCCGCTCGTGCCGTGCAACGCGAGCGCAACCCCACCACGCACGCCAAGGCAATCATGAAGCACCGCGCCGTCAGCAACGTCAACGATGGTTCCCGATGCGTTGCCGAGGATGCCCTCGAACGTCGCACCCTTCACGTCATAGATGCCCGGCGGGATTGCATACGGGCCGCCGAACTGGCTCGCCAGGATCGTCGCCTCGCCATACCCGAACTCGGCGAGCAACATCATCACTTCGGCCCATGTCACGGCATCGCCCGCGCCATCCGGCCGCCAGTTGATTGTCCCGCCACCGCCGCCGCCCCCTTCAGCCGCCGCGCCCATCAACGCATCGACGGCCGGAACATCATCGCCCTTCAACCGTCGGGCAATCGCGATCGATGCCGCCTTGATGATCTTGGGCGTCGGGTCGACGAGCTTGCCGCCCGCGGATTCGAGCCGGGCGATCGTCGCCGCTTCCGTCACCGTGTCGAACGTCGACCCGGCGTTGTGCGTGGTCGTTCCGATGCGCGTGGTGTTGAGCAGGAACTTGGTTGCCATGCGGCGAGCCTACCACTCGCCGGGGCAAGGTGTCAGCCGTCGGTCACTTCGGCGGGAAGTCTACCGCGATTGCGACACCGCCGACCACAGCACCCGCAACCCGATGGCGGTGCCGTAGATGCTGAGGCCCAGGTAGCCCTCCATCGTGCAGTTCAGCTTCGATGACCCGATGACCGTCACCCCGCCGTGCGGGTCGACCGGCCGGTCGGCGTACTCGATGACCGAGCTATCGGCCGCGAGGCCGCCCGAGATGGTGCCGACCTGCCCGCTGTGCATCGCGAGCCGGAACGTGCCGCGGGATTCGGTCGCCTCGGGCACCGGTTCGAGCCGCATCGCCCAGTTGATGGTGCCGAAGTCGGGCACGACGTAGATCAGCATCGGACACCCGCGGGTGCCAACGAGCCGGGTGTATGGGGTGCCGCGGCCCCAATCCCGGCGGAAGAACCCCGACACCGCGTTGCGGCCGAGTAGGTGCGGCTCGACCGGCAACGTCACGCCGCCGTGACCGTGCAGCAGGCCGATCGCCTTCTCGCCCTCGATGATGTCGCCGACCGGGAACTTCCCGCTCGGGTCCCAGACCACGATTCGATGTTGCATCCCTATCCTCCTGTTGGGGTGCGTGTTCGGTTGTCAACGTGTCGCGTTCGCCGCCGCGAGCCGGTACACGTCCTCGGGGAACCCCGACGGCACGCCCACGGGTGCACCACCGGGCACCACGACATCGACCAGCAAGCGCACCCGCTTGCCCTCGTGCGTGGCGTACTTGACCCGCATCTTTGCGCCGGGCACCCCGGCCGTCGCCGGGGCGTCAACCTCGTGGATCGTATCATCGACCTCGTACTTGACGCCGCCGATGTCGATGGTGTGCGGGAGCTTGGGGGCCTTGGGTGTCTCGTCAGCCATGCGGGAAGGCTACCGCGTCGCCGCCGGGCGGTGCAACCCGCGACGGATGATCGATCATCCGTCGCGGCGGGGTCGGATGTACTGCCAACCGCCGACGACCCGCCACTTGCGTTCGATGCGGTGCTTGAACTCCTCGACCGAGGACTCGACGCCGCACGTCGCCAGCTCGACCCAGGCGCGACCAAGCTCGGGCCACGTGTGGAGCGCCGCGTGCGATTCGGCGATGACGACGATGCCCGACACGCCACCGCCGGGGAAGTCGAACCGGGTCGAGGTCAGCACCGTCATCCCGGCAATGCCGTTGCACAACGACACGAACTCGAACCACGCCGCCGTCGGGTCGGTGAACGGCCCTTCGACGATGGCTGATGCACAGTAAACCGCGGGCGTCATCATGGCTTCCGAAAGACTATCGCATACTCGTGCACACGGGGAGCGATGCGCTTCGTGTTGAAGTCGGCCGCGAACACCTTGGGCAACCCGGCGATGAGCCCTTCGACGATCCACTGGTCATGCACCGCCCACCCCGCGCGGGTGAACACCTCGATCGTGTCGGTGTGATACGGGTAGAACTGCCCACCGGTGCGGAAGTCCGACACGTTGACGACATGCCACGCACCGGGCTTGAACTTCGGCAACCACGCCCGCGCGACATCGCGCATCCCGTCGAGGAACTGCTCGTAGGACTTGCCGACCCCGAGCTGCGCCGGGTCGTCGTCGTAGTGCTCGATGTCCCAATAGGGCGGGCTGTGGAACGAGAAGTCACCGATGCCGTCGGGGATTCGGGCGGGGTCGCGGCTGTCGCCGTGGAACACCTCGATGCGGGTCGGCGTCGGGCCGAGCTTCGCCCGCACCGCTTCGATGTACCGCACGAACTTCGCGCATGCGTCGAACCCCCAGTAGTGCAGGCCGAGCCGATGCGCGACCTGCATCTGCACACCCTGACCCATGAACGGGTCGAGGTACGTTTGCCCCGGTTCGGCATAGTACTTGACGAAGAACTCGACGAGTTCGGCGGCCATGACCGAGAACGTCTCGGTGCCGTCGCTGTGCATGCGCGGCCCCGACCCGCCGAGCTTGATGGTCGCCGGTGCACCCGCCTCGCGCGCCTTCGGTCGGTCGACGCCTTGCCCGGTGTTGCGCCCGTGCTCCGCGGAGTAGTGGAACATCGACCGCGACAACGCACCGCGCGTCAACCGCAACACCGACAACGGCATGAACCCGAACCGGCGTTCGATGCCCGCGCGTGCCGCGGCCGATTCCTTGAGCGATTCCTTGAGCGACGGCATCACGGCCTCCGAAAGACGATCGCGTACTCGTGCACTTTGGGCGCGATCCGTTTCGAGTTCTTGTCGGCCGCGAACACCCGCGGCAACCCGGCGATGAGCCCTTCGACGATCCAGATGTCGTGCACCGCCCATCCGGCCCGGCGGAACAGCGACACCGTGTCGGCGTGGTACGGGTAGAACCGACCGTCCTTGCGGAAGTCGTTGACGTTCACCACGCACGTCGCGCCGGGCTTGAACTTCGGCAGCCACGCCCGCGCAACCGCCTCCATGCCCGCGATGAAGTCGGGATAGGACTTACCGATGCCGAGCTGTTCGGGGTCGTCGCCATACCACTCGATGTCCCAATAGGGCGGGCTGGTGAAGCAGAAGTCGCCGATGCCGTCGGGTATCGGGTCGGGGTTCTTCGAGTCGGCGAGGAACGTGCGGATCGTCGTCGTGCCCGTGTCGATCTTGGCGCGCACGGCCTCGATGTACCGGAAGAACTCCTCGCACAAGTCGAACCCCCAGTAGTGCAACCCGTACCGGTGCGCGACCTGCATCTGCACGCCCTGGCCCATGAACGGGTCGAGGTACACGTCGCCCGGTGCCGCGTAGTACTTGACGAAGAACTCGACGAGTTCGGCGGGCATGATCGATGCCCCGGTGCGCGACGTTCCCTTCTGCGAGGTGAGCACGCCGCCGATGATGCCGAGCTTCTTGCGCTCCGCGGCCGACGCCTTGCCCTCCGCGGACTTCGCGAGCCTCATGCCCGCATCGCCCGCGTTCGTCACCGACCGCCCCTTCTCCTCGCCCTGGTAGTTGAACATCGACCGCGACAGCTTGCCGCGCGACAGCCGCAGCAGCGACATGGGCATGAACCCGAACCGCCGCAGCAGTTCGCCGCGCACGACCGCCGATTGGTTCAGGGACTCACGTAGCGACGGCATCGGTGCCTCCTTCGAGGGCGAGCCATGCCGCGAGCACGTCGTCGAGCATGACCGCCTGCGATGCCGCCCGGCGTCGGTTGTACTCGCGCACGAACGCTTCGTAGGTCGACCGGCGCACCCGCCCCGCGTAGTCGCCGAACAGGAACTTGACGAACCCATCATCGGAGTCGTCGCCGGTGTTGCCACCGGCACCCCACGGGTCATCGGCACCGGCACCGGCCGTGCCCGACCCGACCGCCGGTTCGAGCAGCCGTTGCAACTCGGCCTCGGAGAACCCCGTCACGAGGGCATCGTCGAGGTCGAGGTCACCGAGCACGTCGGCGAGCAACCGCTCATCCCACCCGCCGACCTCGGCCAGCTTGTTATCGGCAACGATGTAGGCCTCGGCCTCGCGTTCGTCGGCGAACGTCACGCCGCGCAGCACCGGCACAAGCCAGTCGCCGTGTTCGTCGACGATGATGCGCCGGGGCGGTTCCTCGCCCGCGTCGCGCATCTGGAGCAGCACCTCCAACCGGCCGTGCCCGGCGACAAGCTGGGTGCTGGTCGCGTCCTCCACGAGCGGCAGCACGAACCCGAACCGGTCATAGCTGCGCCGGATGCTGAGTAGGTCGTGTTGCTTCGGGTTGCGGGGCCACCCTCGTAGCTGCCCGAGTGGTACGTGTTCGAGGCGTGCGATGTCGGTCGGCGGTGTCGCCGGGTTGGGTTGCTTGGCTCGTCGCATGTCAACCGCGCTCCTGCTCGCGGTGCCGACGATCGGAGCACGACCCGCGGCCGCGAGCAAGATGACACCCCGCCCGCGACATGACCGGCAGGAGGGGGGGCGTTGACCCACCGAGGAGAACGGGCGGGGTGTCGGCGGGAACGGTATCAGTCGGAGTCGGCCCCGTCGAGCATGCGCAACGCATCCTCGAACGCCGCAAGGAGCGGCGGCCATTGCGGCACCGCCGGGCAACGCGGGTTGTGCGGTTCATCGATCGCCATCCGGTCGCAATGCGGGCAGGGCGCAACGTCGCCGAGCATGCCCCGTTCGAGGGCGACCGCCGACCGGGCGTACTTCAACGCCTCGTTCCACCGCCCGCGGTTCATCATCGACACCGCGAGGAACGCATCGCCACCGGCGTCGGTGCCGTCGACACGAACGCCCATGCACTGTTGGTAGACCTCGACGATGCCTGCGCGGATCGTCGCCGGGTCGGGTCGCAACCGCCGGGCCATCACAGGCCTCCGTTCGCCGCCATGATGCGGCTGTAGGCGGGCAGCATCATCGTGTCGCCACCGCACGACGACTCGGGCGGGCCGCCGCTCGCATGCCACTCACAGCACTTCAGCATCGTCGGGTTGTGCGCGGCGTTGAAGTCGTGGCACACCTTGCACGCGACCGCCCGCGCGTCGGTCCAGTAGTCGAGCCCGGCGAGGTGCATCTCGATCGTCCACACCGACCGACGGCGGGCGACACCGATATGCGTCGGCCCGGCGATGAACCACGACGACTCGGGCGGGCTCGCGGCTTCGAGGTCGGCAAGGAACCGCAACGCTGTGGCGCGCACGGTGCGGCGTTCGGCGAGCACGAGCGACAACGTGAGCCGCACGATGTTGTCGCTCGGCGGTTCGTGCGTGTTGACCCATGCGCAGGGAATGTTCGGTCGTTCGGTGTTCTTCGGTGTCGTCATGTCGGGTTCTCCTTGCAACGGCATCATGCCGCCTTCGCCTCGATGATGCGGGCAGTCTTCGTGCCGACGCACAGCACACCGGGGTACACCCGCACGAGCACGGCCCACAGCTTCCCGCGGTCGGCGACCGGCACCCGGCGCACCTTCGCCTTGCCGTCCCACCGCCACCAGTTCGCGTGGGCCGCCTTGTTCCACTCGTCGTTGAACGGAGCCGCGACGAGCAGCATCCCGTCGGCCTCGGTCACGATGACCGCCCCGAACTGCGCCGCGATCGTCGTTGCGAGCTTCCGGTAGCCGAGCGCGTGGATGCACGCGACGAACCGCGGCACGTCGTCGCTCGACCGGTTGCACGCGATGCGGTGCACGAGCTTGTTCGCCCATGCATGCGGGTCGGTCGGCCACGCGCCTTCGAGTTCAAGCCGCGCAACCGCGGCCCAATCGGGTGCCGCCTGCGCCTCGCCGAACCCGTGCTTCTTGCGGCAGTCGGGGCCGATGCCCGCCTCGACCGACACGGCGTCGAGCAGCGGGCGGCCGCAGCAGCAGCAATGGGTCGCGAGCATCGTCGTCGCGGGTGCGTTCTCGTAGTCGCTCATCGTCGGGGTTCCTTTCGTCGGGGTCGTCGGTGCGTCGGGCAATGCGGCTGCCCGCACTGATCAGAGGCGAAAGTTCTATGCCGACGCGGCACGCCGGGCAAACTTTCGTGTGATAGGGTGCGATACCAAGGAGGCCCCACATGGTCATCAAGCGAAACGTCACGATGAACGGTACAACGAAGGCGGTGCACCTCGGATGGGAACGGCAGATGCCCGACCCGCGCGATGAACACTACCGGTTGAAGCTGCACCGGGCGATGCTCGCCGCGTCGCAACCGCGGTTCGACAACCGCGAGATCTGCTCGCCGGTCGAGGACCAAGCCGACCTCGGGTCGTGCACCGCGAACGCCTTTGCTGCCCTCATCGAAGCGAACGAGCTTCGGGGCGGAACGCCGATGCTCGCCGGGCCGTCGGTGTCGGTCAGCACGCCGACCATGACGACCGACGGTTCGATCGTGTTCACGACAACCGTCAAGCCGTCGGCCGCACCCGCACGAACCCTCGTCGACGTGTCGCGGCTGCTGCACTACTACGCCACCCGCCGGTTGATGGGCACGACCGGGCAGGATTCCGGCGCATCCTTCCGCAACACGATCCGAGCCGGTGTCGTGTACGGGGTCGCCGACGAGAAGCTGTGGCCCTACAACCCGGCGCAGTTCACCGTCAACCCGCCCGATGCGGTGTGGATCGAAGCCGCCCGGCACAAGGTCACGAGCTACCACGCCATCGCGAACGCCGACCTCGAAACGATGAAGGCGACGCTGTGTTCGCGGTTCCTCGTCGGGTTCGGGTTCGCCGTGTACGATGCGATGCTGTCGGCCGATGTCGCGTCGAAAGGCATCCTGTGCCGACCCGCGGCCGGGGAGCAGTTGCAGGGCGGGCACGCCGTCGCCCTCGTCGGGTACGATGACGCAATGCCGATGCCCGACGGGTCACGGGGGGCGTTCCTCGTGCGCAACTCATGGGGGCCGAAGTGGGGCCTCGGCGGGTACTTCTGGATGGCCTACAACTACGTCGCCGACCCGCGGCTCGCCGCTGACTTCTGGGTCGTGCAGTCCTCCCCGCTCTGAACCGACACGACCTCGTTCTTGCCGCCGAGCATGCACGCCCAGCACACGTGCTTCGCATCGCACGCCTCCCGATGCGCGTCGAGCGCGGCACCGACGACACCGGTGCCGGGGCAATGGTTCTCCTCGATGTCGAACTGCACGTCGTAGTCAACGTCGTCGGGCACCTCGACCTCGATCGTGTAGCTGCACCGCACCTTGACCTTCATCGCCGCCCCGGTGGCTTCAACGGCAGGTTGCGCAACACCGCCGGGGTCTCGACCTCGCGACCCCGCGGCACGACACCGCGCGACACGAGGTTCGTCGTGCGCGGGTCGACGATGCCCTCCCGGTCGGCGATCGTTCGCACCCACTCGCGTTGCCGTTCGGTGAGCGGCCGCTTCCGCTGCGTCACCTGTTCGAGCATGTCGTTGAACGCCGCCGACGTGTCATCGTCGATAGCGGGGTCGTCCAACACGGCACGCAACAGGTCGGCATCGGCCGCCGCATCGTCGCCCTGCCGGGAATCGTCAAGCACGTCGCCAATCGCGGATCGCATCGTAACCTCACGAAACGCAAAGGGAATCGGTCAACCGCAGCAGTACCACTCAACCCCGCCCTGCACGATGCCCGTTGACTTGCACCCGAGGCACCCTTGGTTCGGCATCGTGCCGGGCATCTGCCCCCACAACCGACCCGGTGCGTTGCACAGCTCACCCGACGCCGCATCGTCGTCATGCCGCACGCACGAACATGCCTTGCCGTTCGCGTTCACAATCGAACAGGTGCCGCGTTCGCACGGCACGCCGTCGCACGCCGTCGCACCGCACTCGTTCACGACCGACCCCGAGCATTGCCGCACCGGGTCGCCGGTGCACAACGGCATCGCGCACGCCGCGTCGACCGGCGGTGCAACCGGCGCATCGGGGCCGGGCGTCTCATCAGCTACGTCGGGCGTCTCAGCGTCGGGGCCGAACGTCTCGTCGCCGGGTGGGTTCGTCTCATCAACGGCCGCGTCGATGACGATGCCCGACGCACCGAACAATCGCGCCTCATCCGACCCGCCGCATGCGACGAGCACAACCGCGCACAGCATCCACAACCACCGGTTCATCGGTTCGCCCCTTTCGTTGCCATGACCTGCACCCCGTAGCCCGTCTCCGTTTCCTCGACGACGAACCACACCCGCGTGCCGTCGTCGAGCACGAACACCGGTTCGGTCGACGTGCCGCCGCGGCCGTTGTCGAACGGGTTGAGGTGCACCTCGACAATCGTTCGCCCTCGCAGTTGGCACAAGCTCATCGTCGGCATGCCCGCATCATGCCGCGGCCACGTCAACGCGCCATGATGTCGGCGACCGACAACCCGCCCGGCACCGCACCCGCCTCGTCGCCCTCGCCGTCGGCAACGCCGACCCGCGCGACGGAACCGAACCCGCACTCGCGCGCTTCCTCGCGGGCGAACCAGCACGCCATGAGCACGTCCTCCGTGTGCGCGGGGGGCGGCTTGTAGTACAGCATCGCGTCGATCCATTCCTGTACCGGCTCGGGGCAGTTGCCCGACGGATCGTTCGGAATGAGCCACGCCCCGTTCTCGATCTCGACGAACAAGGCCTCGACCCCGTGCTCCGGGTGCACCTTGTTCCGGCCCGTCGTGTGCGCCCGCACAAGCAACGCCGCGTTCTGGTCCAACGCGAACTGGATCAGGAACTCCTGCGCGGCATTGTTCTCGACCCGCGCGATCGAATTGAACCGGCGGGTCTTGTCGGCCAACCGGCGCACAATCTCGGGGCCGGTCCACCGGCCCGACTCGATGTCGAGCGGCACCCGCACCCCGTTCGGCATCACACGGAACGTGAAGAACGACGTTCGCGCGTGCTCGTCGGTCTGACCGACCGCGAGGTCAACCCCGGTGAACGTCGCATCCTCGCCGTCGTACTTCGGCACCAACCCGAACACCCCGGCCTCGCGTGCGCGGGCCTTGCACCGTTCGATCCATTCGCGCTTGCATCGGGCGTCCTCATCCGACCGCGGCCGAATCTTGTATAGCTGCGCGTACTCGAACGCGGGCATCGAGGACTTGATCTCGGCAAGCACGTCGGCCGAGAACCGGGTCGGCCACAACGGCACCGTCTCGTCGGCGTCAAACTCACCAACGTCGTGCGCCGCAAGCCGGTACACCTCGCCCGGCTTGCGCGACGGCCGAATGTCCGGAGTGTCCCATCCGGGATCGGCGTTCGCCACCTCGATGTCACCCTCCGCGGTCATCGTCAACGTCGGCCACCCCGACGCCTCAAGCGCATACGTCAGGTCGTCGGGGTGCCATGCGGTGTTCGTCACGACAATCTTCGACCCGCGCACGTCACGACGCGATAGCACCGTCGTGTCGAACCACCGCTTGACCGCACGGCGGCCGTGCGGCGTTCGCGTGTTCTCCTCATCGAGAATGTCGTCGACGAGAATCCACGACAACCGCGACCCCGGCAACGCTCCACCGTACCCGACGGCGCACAACGACGGGTCGCGGATTCCGGCCGGGCGGGCAACGCACAGCTTCACCTGCGTCCACGGGTCGTGCACGTTGGTCGACGGCCGCAGCTCGGGAAACACTAACCGCAGCTCGGGGAACTGGTCGGGCTTGCCGATGTAGTCGCGCACGATGCCGACGACCTTCGACGCCTGCTCCTGCGTCGCGGAGATGACCGCCCCGCGGGCCGTGTTGTCCTGACCCAACAACTGCATCGACAACGCCGACATGCAGTACGTCTTCGAAAACCCAGGCGGCATCCGCACTACGCACCGATCATGATGCGACACGAACGAAAACAGCACCCGTTGATGCGGAGTCGCTTTGATGCGCCGTCGCTCGCCGTGCTCCTCACGCATCACGAACGAAAAAAACGACGACGGGTCGCGTCGCCCTTCCGCCGCGCGGCGCAACAGGCCCGCCAACAACAACTGGTCCCGCTCCTCAAGCCCGACGTGCACCGACCCCGCATCGGCCGGGGCCGCATCGTCGGCATCGGGCATCGCCGCGTCGGTGTCGTGTTCCGGGTGTCGCAATCGCCGCATGCGTCAACGATACCACACCCGCGTCGGATGATCGATCAGCCGTCGCGCCACAACCGACGCACCCGGCCGAACGCACGACCCGTCAACACCTCGTCATCAACCGTCACCTCGACAAGCGGCGAACTCGCCGGGTCGCCGTCCAGCTCGCCCGACGTGCACCACGCATCCGGCTCGCCGTGCGCGCATTGATTGCACAACGACACGACCCCGCGACACCGCGCCTCCTCAACCGCCGCGTCAATCCCGTCGGCCTCGACCTCCGTGTGCATCGAGATCGTCACGTTCGTCACGAACACGTACTTCGACACCGCCGTCACCTCCGCACCAAGCATCATGCCGCGCGGCATGATGCTCGCACACCGAAAGGAGTCCCAATGTCGCACGGCCCAACCAAACCGAACCTCATCGCCCGCGTCGCCGAACTCGAACAGGACATCGCCGCCGTCACCCGCGCTCACGTCGCCGCCGAAGCGCGCCTCGCTGAGGTCGAAGCGCTGCTCATCCAAGCCAACGACCGCATCAACACCCTGCTCGCCGACCGCGAACACGCCGAACGGCTCGCCTCAGACCTCACACGGCAACGTGACACCGCCACCACAACCGCCGCACAACGCCAACTCACCATCGACGACCTCAACTCGCGCCTGCACCACGCACTGTCCGCGATCCACGACCTCGCCCGAACAGCCGACCCGTACCCGCGCTCACCAACTACCTGACCCCGCATCGCCCCGTAGCCCGCGGCCCCCTCGCCCCGCATCGCACGCACACCGCCCGGCATCGTCGTTGCCCCGTCGCCGCATCGTCGCCGCATCGTTGGAGCCCCGTAACGGTGCGCCTGAAGCACCGTTTCCAGTTGCAGCAGTACTGCACCTGAGAGGCCAGAATCGAGTTGCACAGTGTCGGTGGCCCTGCCTGCCTCTGGCCCCCCCTCCCCCCTTCCCCACCCCCGGCCCCCTCGACTCCCCAGGAACGCCGCCCCCCTCACTCACCGCGAACACCCCCAACGTCGTGCGGGGGGCTCCCCCCATCCGTGACACGGGGGGCGTGCCCTCGTCGACGGGCGGGGTCGAGGGGTCGATGCAGGGGGGCGGGGTGTTCGGGTCGGGGCGACGGATGATCGATCATCCGTGGGGGTGGGTGACGAGGGTCGTCACGATGCGAACGGCGGGGAGGTGACTCTCGCGCGTGCTTGACAGGTGCGTCGGAATGCACCCCGCATCCGGGGCGAGGCAACCATCGGGGCGGTCGGGGTCGTCACGATGGGGTGGGCGCGGTCACGAGGGACGGCGCGATGGGTCGTCGGTCGGTGCGTCGATGACCGTGCGGGTCGGTGCCGGGGCGAGCAGCGCGGCCGCCCGTGCCCGTGCACTCAGTTCGAGCTGTTCGGTCACGATGTCGTCAATGGCGTCGGTGTCGAGGTGTTGCACGACCGCGACGAGCGCCTCGCGCACCGACACCGTGCCCGTGATGTTGATGCCGACCGGCTCGATGGTGCCGACGACCCGCGCGAGGAGCTGTTCGTGCCGGGCGATGGCTCCCCATGGCTTGCGCTCCTGCGCTCGCATCCTCACGAGGTCGGATTGCAACCGCGCTACCTGCTCGGACTTGTACCGCCCGCGGTCGGCCTCGAATTGCTCGGCTCGCTCGGCCTTCACCTTGCGCACGAGTTCGTCAACGAGGTCGGCACGCATGTCGAACCGCTCCGCGCATGCCCGCCGGATGGTCGCCGCGTCGGCTCCGCTGTTGAGCAACTGGTAGACCAGCGCCCGGCGTTGCTCCCGCTCCTCGGGCGTCGGCAATCGTGCACGCACCCCGGCGACCTCGGCTTCGGTGCCTCGCGCCGGGCCGGTTCGTGACCATCGCTCCCGGCCTTCGAGGCCCGGCGTCGACCGGTTCGGGCGGGTCGGGGCGGGTGCGGGGGGGCGGGCGGGCGAGGGCTTGCTGGGCCGATCCATCACCTCAATGTGGCATAGCGACCCCTTCGGCACAACGGCATGTTCGGGTGTCGCCCATTGCAGCGGCGTGTTCGGTGTTGGTTCGCGGCCCTCTCGGTGCGATGTCGTGTTCGGGTGTCGTCGAGACGCGGCCGCATCCGGTGCACA